ATGTCGCCGTGGCCGTACGTGCCCTCGGATACCGCGATGGTCTGCAAAAATGCGCGTTCGTTCGCCTGCATTGGCTTCCCCTTCCGCCAACGCGGTGAATGGTTATTTGATAGGGCGCACAGTCGCCAATCGCGGCTTGTCGTCCGGCTCAGAGGCGGCCAGCAGGTCGCGCACCAGGTCGTCTCCGCCCGCAACGCCAGCCCACAACTCGCCTTCCTCGAAATACAGGTAGAGCGCGCCGATCTTGTCGCACAGCGCCTTGCCGTCCGGTATCCACACTTCCCCGTCCCGGATGAATACTTCCGGGTTGTCGGGGTTGTCGGTCATGGGCGGCTCACATTTGCACTATTTGGCAAGGAAACGGCGCAGATACGCCCCTTTTTGACATATGCGTCTGCAATTGCGGCGGATTCGCCGTAATTGGATCGGTCACCCTGCGCGTTGAATCGGTGCGGATCAACCGTAGCGTTGAACTGGTGCCGGCCCTCCGAATCGAACGGAGACCTAGCCGGTTACGAGTCGGCTGCTCTGCCAAGTTAAGCTAGACCGGCAATCGGGTTACTTGCCTGCTGGTCTCTCATCCAGCCCCTGATCCGCCAGCAGTTGGGCCACGTCGTCGATGTGCAGGCAGTCGCACAGGCAGGCGGCCTGCAAAGGCCCGCACCCGACGATCATGCCGTTGCAGTAGTCGTTGCCCGGCTTTGCATCAACCAGCCAGCCAAAGCCCACGACGGCGCCCAAGGTGTTGAGCTGCACAATCTTGTCGCCGTTCTTTGCCTCGCGGCCATTGCGGTAATGCATGCTGACTCCTTGAATTCAGGCCCGGATACGCCATCGGGCCGGCGTTGGGCGTCTCGCGACGATCGGCTAGACGCCCCGTAAGGCGCCCGTTACCGCGCCCGCACATGGCAGGTCGGCGATTGATCGGGAAGGCAGCCGCGCGAGCTGCCACTGCATCCGGGAATCAATCTCGCTCAGGTAACCGGAGCTTTATGAGATTGCACGCCAGCTAAGCGCGCCCGATCTTGATGCAGACCCGAAACTCAAAACTTCGCCGGGTTCGTGACCCGAGTATCCCGGCGGCTACCGTGCAGTGCGCTTGCAATCACCTGCATGCCCCTTTGCTCCCGTTTCTGGCGAGTGGCGGTCTCTTTTGGTGGCAACTGGTTACGATCTGTAACCGGTTGCTGCGAGTCGGTAACAATTTGTAACCGACTGAATGAATCGACGGAACGGCCGGGTTCTCCCAGCCTTCTCAGCCAGAGCTATCGTCGTGGCTGCCGTCGAATGCGTCGCCGCTGCCAAGTCCGATCTACAACCGGACGGGTGCGCGCTGTAAAGGTTGCCGCCTCATCGCCCTTTCGGTAGCGGGCGGCTTCCGGGCCTGTTCTAGCTGTTCTCGGGTGCATTATGCGAGTAGAGGCCGTGCCCGGAAAAGAACAGGGCCGCCCGTAGGCGACCCAAATTGATTCCATATCTACCAAGCTACAACCACTTTTCACCATCCGCGTTTTTCTCGCCTGCGAACACGAAAATACTCTGCATGCAGTTCAGATCGGAACGTGTCAAGACCCACCCACATGCACGCACTGATCGGCTCGCGAATCTGCTTGTACGTTTTCCAGTGGACGCCAAACCTGTCTGACCGGGATTCCAATGCCTCGGCATATTTTCCATAGATAGCGAAGTCCAGGGCATCACGGCCAGCCTGCGCGATCCATCCGGGTTTTCCGCGCGTAGCCGCCGAAATGTACTGGCGTCCATTGTCCTTGGTCATCCGCGACAGCATGCGGGCATTCGTGATGGCCCATGCCTCAAGCTGTCGATCGAACAATCCAACGCCAGCGACGACGCGCCGATACAGAAACCAGCCGGGGAACGACGGATCAAACCGCGCCGTCACGCGACAGGCTGCTGTCATTGCCGTGTCGCTCAACTGCTGGTTGGCGAACACTTGGTCAGCGTCAACGCCACGCAATGACCAATCGCCTACGGCTTGCGGGATGGCCGCGGCGTTCATGCAGCAGCCCTTGCAAGGGTGAAACGCTGTTCGGCGTTTTCGTAGTTCTCGCGCAGGTAGCGGCCCACGCTCATGCCGGTATATTTTCTACACAGATACCCGATATCCAGCGGCATCTCATCGAACTGCCCGTTATGCACGTTGTTCAGGACCACCACGCCGCGCCAGTGGGCGTTCGCCAACCCCTTATAGGACTCATCCGCGAGATAAGACGATCCGGCCACGATGCCCTTGCGAACGACGCCAGTGGCGTACTGCTTCGTGCCGATTTCATAACCCTGGACGTGACCTTGGGCGAATGACGTACCGACATGGTTCAGCTTGTTCTGCGCCGTCCCGCCGATGGCTCGACCCGTGTTCACGGCGGCGAAGTAGTGGGCATACGTGATGTGGTCAATCACGATCTGACCGGGTGAGCCGCAGTAGTAATCCACCACTTCCCAGCCTAGCGCACGATCACAGAACTGGTGGAAGCCCATCGCGCCGGCCAGCTTTGGATTGCGCTCGATGTAACGGGTCAGACGATCCTCATGATTGCCACGCAATAGCACCTTGCGCCCCGTCCACCCAGCCATGCCTTTGTGCAGCAGACGAAGGCCATCATTTCCGGCCTTGATGTCGTCTTCGTAGCGCAGCCCCTCCATCGTCTTTGAACCGGGATCGGCGTGGGCTGATAGGCTCGCGAAGTCGTAGTGATCGCCCAAATGGATCACCACGTCCGGCTTGTATTCGCGGATGGCCTTGCCGATCCATAGCAGGAAGTCCATCGGTTCGCCGGGGCGGCATTGCGTGTCGGGTATCAGGAAATGCCTACGCGGCGCCGCGTCCGGCTTCGGGACGTCCCCTGCCCAGCGATATAGCGTCTTGCGGGATACGCCAGTACGCCGGCTCACTTCGCGCTGACTCAATCCATCGGCCAGCAGCGCCACCGCTTCAGCCTTGCCCGTCACGACATCACCGCCCACAGCAGGCAGATCGCCACGATAAGCAGCACGATGGCATAGCCGATCCATATCGGTGACAAGACCCACCACCATGACCAGCCAATGGCGCCGGCCAGTTTTAGGCCGATGAACAGGACGGTCAGCAGGACGGCGAGGCCAACGCCGCCTTGTGGTGCGGGCGGAACGGGTGCGCGTCGCATGGATACGGTGATCACAGGCGATCCTCGGGTGAACGTTCGTCGGCGTAGCGCAGGGCTTCCGCGTGCATCGGATGTGCGTTATGAGCGACATTTGTGACGTTTTGCGACGAATGTCTGTCAGAACGCACATTGCCGTGCGCGTCGATGTTCGGGCCAAAGCTCGCGAGATAGGCCAACTCCGCCGGCGTGCCGATGCGGCTTGGCTCAAGCGGCGATTTGTCGGTTGCGGCGGCGTCCAATTGCGCGCGGGTCGGGAAGCAGGCGTTCCAGTCGATGTCCAGTTCGCCAGCGTTCGGCGACTTTTCGGGAATGTCGGCGTTCGGTACTCCAATCGCGTTCCTTCCCGGCGTCGCGCCATCCGCGATTAGCTCATCCTCAAGCAGGGCCAACCCACGCCATGCCAGCGCCACGCTGTGTCGGTTGCCTTCATGGTCAAGTCCGCCCGCATCGACCAGATGGCGGGCGATCTTGTTGCGGTGATCGGTGGACTTATTCCGTGCCCAATGTGGAGGCTGCCCCGGATTGTGCTTTGCATTGCTCTTGGCACTATGGATCGCCACAGCGGCGCACGCATTCGGGAAGTAGTCGAGCAGACACGTCGCGAGCAAGATGGCGCCGCGCTCGCCGTCGTTTTCGGGGAGGACGTTCATGCAGCCACCCCGCGCAGTTGCTTGACGCGCTTGCGATGGTCAGCCTTGATCGTCTCGATCGCGTCCGTGGCGGCGTCGCGAAGTTGCTTGCTAGCGTTGGCATCGCGCACCTTGAGCGCCAGCGCCATCAGGTCGCGCGCATGCTTCACGCGCCATTGCAGCTTCTTCGTCCAACCGAAACAGGCGGTTCGCTTTTTCATGGCCGCGCCTCCGCCGCCAATGCCTCAAGGTGCTGACGCACGGCCGCCGCGCCCTCGGCCGGGAAAGACTCCAGAACTTTGGCTGCTTCCGTTGCGAGCCACGGCTGAATCTCGGTCAGGAAATCTGCCAACTTTCCCTGCAAGTCGTACTGCGGATACAGCGCGTTTGCGCCATCAATGAGGATGAACGGGCCGCGCATGCTACGAGTGCGCCGGATTATGTCCATGTCGGCGCAGCTGGCCTGAAATCCCGACACGCCGAGTTTGCTGGCTGCGTAATTGAAGGCTGCGACAGCCGCCATCGACATGGCATAGACCGCCGTTCCGTAGTCATGCGGTCGATCGACGAGTGCGCCGATGTAAGCGCTCAGATCTTCCGGTGCTTTTGGTGAAGGCACTTTGGACTCGCGCAGCTGCGCCTCGGTGAGTTCGTGGGAGGGCAATTCGATTCTCATGCCCGTACCCCTCGCCGCACATGGCGCGCCCGTTTCGCAGCCGACTCGGCCTGCAACTTTTCGTAATGGTTGGGATCGCGCAGGACGTTCAATCGAACCTTGGTCGATTCGATATCCTTGAACACGTCAGGCGCTTCGGCGAACGTCAGGCCGGACACGCAGGACCGCAACGTGTCCAGCGTGTTTTGCAGTTCAACTTCGGCTAGCTGGGTCATGCACCAATCCTCTTGGGGTTGGTGCCATTGAATCGCTATGCCGTGCAAGCCGCCTTGGCCAACCTTGCACTATCTTCGTTGGCGTCGCTGGCTAGGTAATAGACGTTTCGACGTGACACCCTGAGTCGCAATGCCGTCACGTCAGGCCCTAGCGTTGGGAGCATCTTTGCCGCAGCGATGGCCTTGCGGTCACGATCCGCGCCGCGATCAATAGACATCATGCGATTCATCATTTCGGCGCTGAACTTTTCGCACCGTGCG